CAAAAGACCACTAGAGGAACGCATTCAGTGGACCGAAGATCACACCGACGAGATCCTCGCGGTTGCCGACGATTTCAAGTCGACCTCTGACTTCTGGCAGTCTGCTGACAAGCCCTTTGGTTTTCTTGCGGCCTGCTTTGCTTTTGCTGACTATATGAGAAACCCAGAGGACTTCCGCTGCCACCTTCCGATTAGTCTCGATGGGACTAACAGCGGTGTTCAACATTACTCGTCGCTGATGTTGTCGGAAGAGGATGCAGCCAGAGTGAACCTCATGCCTGCCACAGAGATGGCTGACGTCTATCAGGATGTCGCCGACGAAGTCACCCAGCGCCTACTTGAGGAAACCAGCGAAACGCACTTAGCAAAGCTCTGGCTTGACTATGGCATCAGCAGGAAGGTCGTCAAAAGAAACGTAATGACCTACGGGTACAGCAGCAATGTCTATGGTTTCAAAGACCAACTCAAAGAAGACCTGATGAAAGACCTCAGTCGGAAGGTGGCCTATGGTGAGTTAGACGTTCATCCGTTTGGTGACGAAGGTACACAAGAGAAGGCTGCTTACTATTTAGCTAAGGTCAACTACGCATCCATCGAGGACACCTTGTCGTCGGTCGCTCAGGCGATGGGTTTTGTTCAAGAGCTTTGCGACAGTGTCTCTAAAGAGAACAAGCCGCTGGTCTGGAGAACGCCTATCGGTTTTCCTGTCGTTCAGAGGTATCGCAAGTGGGTTGGGCATAAGATCCGCATCAGTATGTGGGACAGAGATCTGAAGAAGCGCACAAAGTCACAGGTGACCTTTAGAGAAGAGAACCCTTGGGTTATCGACAGCCGCAAGATGAAGGCTGGGATAGCACCAAACCTAGTCCACAGTCTGGACGCCTGTCACATGCAGTCCACGATCCTGTCGATGCTCGACAACAACATCGAGGACTTCTTCATGATCCACGACAGCTTTGGCACCCAGTGTGCTCAGGTGTGGCCCATGTTTCAGATCATCCGAAACACGTTTGTCGATCAGTACACCGGCCCATGCTTTCTGTCGTACTTCAGAAGCGCCGTGGGAGAGCAAAGGACAGCCGAGGAGCCACCACTGCCACCTGTGCCAAGCAAAGGGTCTCTGGACGTCTCACAGGTCGCCGACAGTGAGTTCTGCTTCAGTTAAATCTAACTGTTACACCTTTAGATAATAACGAAAAGAACGGAGCAGCCCAATGCATCCGCGTGAGCGAGTTTTGTCGGACCTTGAGTTGTGCCGACAATGGAAGGTGAAGCCGCCGAAAGAGCTACAGCAGAGGGCAGAGAAGTGGGGCGTGGATCTCAGTGACCACTACCCCTCAGAAGAAACATCATCATTAGAAGAAGAAGACATCGAAAAGGAGTAATAGACGATGGCTAAGAGAAATAGTTTTGTAAGCGGAGTAGGTTCAGCACGATACGCATGGGTCCACCCAGACCGTCCAGACACCCAGTTCAACGCTGATGGCGAGTGGAAGCTTCAGATCATCTTGGACCCCAAGACGGCTGAACGGATCAAGGGTGCAATCATGGATGTCGTCATGCAGGAGTTTAAAGGCGAAGACATCAGTAAACTGTCGATCCCCGTCGACACTGAAGAAGACACCGGCAACGTCATCATCAAGATGAAGTCTAAGTTTCCACCAAAGTTCATCGACAGTGTCGGTACGCCAATCGTGGGGAACAACATCCCTCACGTCTTTGGTGGATCTACGGTTCAAGCTTACGGTGCTATCAAAGCTTACGACATCAACAAGAACCAGCGAGGCATCAGCCTGCAGTTAAGCACCGTGCAGATCATTAACTTGATCGAAGGTGGTGTCCCAGAAGGCTTTGAGAAGGTCGAGGGTGGCTACACTGCTGCCAACGACAACCCAATGCCTGCGCATATTGTACCGGAGTTGGAGAGCGGGAAAGCCGGTGATATCAATGATGCGATTAGCTTTTAGGTCGGGCCTAGAAGAGCGCGTCGCGCAGCAACTGAGAGAATACGGCCTAGAGGTCATCTACGAAACAGACCAAATACCCTACACAGTCCCAGCGAGGGACACTCGATATACTCCTGATTTCAAGCTCCCCAAGCCGGGGGGCTTTTTTTATGTCGAAACAAAGGGCATCTGGTCGGTGGGAGACAGGACGAAGCACTTGTTAATCAAGCAGCAGCATCCTGAGATCGACATCAGGTTCGTATTCTCTCGATCAACCCAGAAGCTTTATAAGGGCAGCCCAACTTCTTATGGCGACTACTGCCAGAAGCACGGCTTCAAGTTTGCCCAAAAGCTTATCCCCGAAGAATGGCTAAACGAGGCTAAGGATGTATCATGAGATATGCATCAGTATGCAGCGGAGTTGAGGCTCCGACTGTCGCTTGGCACCCACTAGGTTGGGCGCCAGTGTTTTTCTCTGAAATAGAGAAGTTTCCATCAGCAGTTTTGCAACATCATTACCCTCATGTCCCCAACTATGGTGACATGACGAACTTTAAGGAGTGGCCTGATGACCAATCAATTAGCCTTCTCGTTGGGGGAACACCCTGCCAAAGCTTCTCCGTGGCGGGACTTAGAAAAGGATTGGCTGACCCGCGTGGTAACCTCATGCTTACATTCTTGGCAGTTGCTAAAAAGTATAATCCCAAGTGGGTTGTCTGGGAAAATGTACCCGGCGTCTTGTCGAGTAACGAAGGACGGGATTTTGGAACCTTCCTCTCCGCGCTGGGGGAGTGCGGGTATGGGTTCGCTTACAGAGTTCTCGACGCTCAATATTTCGGAGTGGCCCAAAGACGCAGACGTGTGTTTGTTGTCGGATACCTTGGAGATTGGAGACGTGCCGCAGCGGTTCTTTTTGAGCGCGAAAGCTTGTCAGGGAATCCTACGCCGAGCCGAGAGACGGGGCAAAGAGTTGCCGACACGCTTACGGTTGGCGCTAATCAATACAGCGGGTTCATTGGAGAGCCAGTAGAAGTTGCAAGTGTTGTAGGCCCTTTGACAGCCGGGATGCATAAAGGTCCAAGAGGAACAGAGGCTGTCGAAAGCAACCACGTTATAGCATTTCCCGCAGAAATGAGCGGTACACAGGTTGCAAAAGAAACCAATATGTCGCCTTGCTTATCTGTAAAACACACAACTGCAGTGGCATCAGAAACAAAAGTACGTCGACTGACTCCTTGTGAGACTGAGCGCCTACAAGGCTTCCCCGACAACTACACGCAGATCCCTTGGCGCAACAAGGGCGCAGAGGATTGCCCTGACGGGCCTCGTTACAAGGCAATGGGCAACTCAATGGCAGTACCAGTGATGCGGTGGATTGGTGAGCGTATAGACTTAGTGAGGACCCTATGAATTTACAGAAGGAGAGTAAAAGTAACTTCGTGCAGCATGTGCCATGCGAAGTCTGTGGTAGTCGTGACAACGCCGCTATCTATGACGATGGTCACACATTCTGCTTCGGCTGCGCAGCATATGCCGACGAGGGCGACACAGAGGCCCGTGTAGTGCCTCAACAGGACAAGAGCAGCAGACCACTGCTGCAGGGTGAGTACAGCGCTCTACCGGCGCGTAAGATCACTGAAGAGACATGCCGCAAGTTTGGTTATCAGATTGGCATGATGCGAGGACAGCCGGTGCAGATAGCTGTCTACAGAGATGCGGAAGGTAATGCAGTTGCGCAAAAAGTAAGGGGAAAAGACAAACAGTTTACCATTACCGGTGACGCATCAAAGATGACGCTCTTCGGATCACACTTGTGGTCTTCGGGAAAGAAGATTGTTGTCACGGAAGGAGAGATAGATTGTCTAACCACAGCACAAGTGACGTCTGGGGGAGCAAACAGATGGTGGCCCACGGTGTCATTACCGAATGGCGCACAGGCCGCCAAAAAGGCAGTAAAGCAAAACTACGATTATCTGGTTGCCTTCGAGGAAGTAGTTCTTATGTTCGACCAAGACGATGTCGGCAGAGCAGCAGCCATCGAGTGCGCCGAGATACTACCACCCGGCAAAGCTAAGATTGCCTACCTGCCTTTTAAGGACCCCAATGAATGTCTTTTGCAGGGACAGGGGTCTGCCATCATCGATGCTATCTGGCAGGCCAAAGAGTACCGCCCAGACGGCATCATCAGTTCATCAGAACTGCGCGACAAGATCGCCGACCGTGACGAGGTGTCGGACCTCAGTTACCCATACGCCCGACTGAACGAAATCACGTTGGGGATGCAGCCAGCATCCTTGGTGACGGTAGCTGCCGGTAGCGGCGTGGGGAAGTCGACACTGGTGCGGGAGATGGCCTACCACTTGCACCAGAAGGGCCACAACGTAGGCATGATGATGCTTGAGGAGACATCCAAGCGCACCATGCAGGGTCTTGTTGGTTTGCATATGAATAAGAACATCGTCATTGATCCAACCGTGGCATCAAAGGAAGACATTGAGTTTGCCTTCGACGACCTCACGTCTGACCGAGACGTGTACCTCTATGACCACTTCGGATCGACAGATCTCGACACGGTCAAGAACCGGATCATGTATATGGCGAAGGCATTAGACTGCAAAGTGATCTTCTTGGACCATGTGTCGATCCTAGTGTCTGGGCTGACAGGTCAAGTTCACGACGAGCGGCGGCTGATCGACCAGATCATGACAGAGCTTCGGGTACTGGTGCAACACACTGGGATCTGCTTGGTGCTTGTGTCTCACCTCAAGAGACCAAACTCTGAGGCAGGCCACGAAGGCGGTGCCAAGGTTCACCTGTCGCAGATGCGAGGGTCACACGCCTTGGTTCAACTGTCTGACTGCTGCATTGGCCTAGAGGTCGACGCAGAGCAGCCCCTCTCAGGCATCAGGAATCTTGTCGTGCTAAAGAATAGGTTTACCGGAGAGGTAGGCCCTGCAGGTGTGCTTCAGTACACCAGAGAAACTGGAAGGCTCATGGATGCCTCGTCAGTTTTAAGTTTCTGAAAACATCCACAACTTCAAGAAAACCAAGAAGGAGAGCGTTACGATGGCTAACGTCAATCAGGAAGATATTAAGCAAGGGCGTGTTTATTTAGACCCAACCAGTAACACAAGTACTCGCATTTGGGTCTACGAGAATGACTTGGGCACGGTGCATAAGGATACAAGCAAGTATTCTGTTTTGCGTATGGCTGACGATGACCTCAGAGGTGCTGTGCTTGACCAATACACCGAGTTTACGGCTGAAGGTAGAATCAGGCGTTTCCATTATGCGCCGCACTTTAAAGTTAAAGAAAACAATCGCTTGATGCAGATGGTCAAAGAGGCAAACAAACGTGCTCGATATTACAAGGAACTTTATCTTGAGCAGCAGGAATCCAGAGAAGCATTCAATGACCTACAGAAGGATCTCGTAAATACCCTCCATGCTGAAATGAGTGAGCGTGAAATCTACCTGAGAAAACTAAGGCGCATTCTTAAGATTTCAGACGAACAGCATCAGTAAGGAGAGCGCTATGGTTCGGTATATAGCCGACATAGAGACTAATGGCTTGTTGCCTGACGTCTCTACAATTCACTGTCTCGTCCTGCGAGACTTAGACACCGACGAAGTACAGACGTTTACAGCGAAGAACATCCAAGAAGGACTGAAGATCCTCTATGGCGCTGAAGAGGTCGTAGGCCACAACTGGATCGGTTACGACAGCAAGGTGATCGCCAAGCTGCACCCTTGGTTCGAGGGCGGCGCAGGACCAAAGGTCACCGACACAATGATCTTGTCGCAACTCATTAAGCCACACATCATTGAGTTTGATGCTTCAATAGCTGCCATCAGAGACGTCCTACCAAAGCGCCTCTGGGGGTCCCACAGTCTCAAAGCGTGGGGCCTGCGCCTCAACTGTCACAAAGGTGACTACGAGGGCGGCTGGGAGACCTTCAGTCAAGAGATGCTGGACTACTGCGTTCAAGACACTGCAGTCACCGCGACGATCTACAAGTATCTCATGCAAGAGAAGGTCGACGACCAGTGCATTGAGCTTGAGCACAAGATGGCTGAGGTCTGTTATTACATTGGTAATAACGGTTGGACCTTTGACATGCACAAGGCTGAGAAGCTTTACGCCGTGCTGTCAAAAGAGCGTCATGAGTTAAACGAACAGCTATACGACCTGTTCCCGCCGTGGATTGTCGAGGAACCCTTTGTCCCAGCGCGTGACAACAAGACGCTTGGCTACAAGAAGGGCGAAGTGTTCATCAAGAAGCGTGAGGTCGTCTTTAACCCAAACAGCCGACCACACATCGAGCACTGCCTGCGCCAGAAGTATGGCTGGGAACCAGAGATCCTGACCCCTAGCGGCAAAGCACAGATCGACGAGACCACCTTAGGTAAACTTGAGTACCCAGAGGCACAGAAGCTTGCACGGTTCTTCCTGCTGCAGAAACGCATAGGCCAACTGGCTGAGGGTCCACAGGCGTGGATGAAGGTCGTCAACAACGATGGACGCATCAGACACTCTATCATCAGCCAAGGGACGATCAGCGGTCGGGCAGCGCACCGAGGTCCCAACCTTGGTCAGGTGCCAGCGACACGCCTTCCGTTTGGCAAAGAGTGTCGTGAGCTATTCACAGTGCCAAAGGGCTGGAAGCTGCTGGGGAGTGACTTGAGTGGTCTGGAGCTAAGATGCTTTGCGCATTTCATGGACGACCCAGAGTACACCGCTCAGGTCCTCGATGGAGACATACACACGTATAACCAGAGAGCCGCCGGGCTGCCGACGAGAGACCTATCGAAAACCTTTATTTATTCCATGCTTTATGGTGGGGGCGACATGCTGATTGGCAAGATTGCCGGTGGTGGCGCTAAGAAAGGCAGAGCGCTGAAGCAGGCTTTTGAGAGCACTGTGCCAGCCTTTGCACGTCTCAAGAGAAACCTGCAGACAGCCTCTCAGCGTGGTTACCTGTACGGTCTTGATGGCAGACACCTGTACCTCAGAAGTGAACACAAAGCGCTCTCACAATTGCTCCAAAGCGCTGGGGCAGTCCTGTGTAAGCAGTGGGTCCTGCTGATCGACCAAGCAATTCAAGAGCACTACCCAGACGGCGATTGTTACATCGTTGGTTGGATACACGACGAGGTCCAGATCGCTTGTCGAACAGAGGAGATCGCAACGCATGTCGGACGTGATATCACTACAAGAATGGCGCGAGAGAGCGGAGAGGCTTTCAAGTTTAAAATACCCATCACCTCAGAATATCAAATCGGAAATACATGGGCTGACACTCATTGAGGACCCTGCCGAAGCAGCCTTTGCGCTGCACATGGCGACCATGCTGACAGTCCTCTACCGGATCTGGAGAAAGCCCATCGGCATCAAGAGCGACTTCGCCAGAATGGCTGCTTTTTATGTCGCCATCTTAGCCTGCGAAGGAATGATCACAACAGCCATCGACGAAGACGTCTTTGGCACAACTTGGCTCATCACAGAGAAGGGCCTCATTATGAAGGGAGAGCTAGATGAATACATCAAAAGCCTCATCGAGCGACACGACGACACCTCAGGCCCCGATAATATTACTTGACGGTGACCTGTACCTTTACAGAGCGGCGGCTGCTGCAGAGCAAGAGATTGATTGGGGAGACGACATCTGGTCTCTGTCGACTGATCTTAAAGACGCTAAGAAAGTCTTCACGACCCTTGTCGATGAACTCAAGGACTTCCTGCAGACCGACAACCTGATCGTCTGCTTGTCCGACATAGACAACTTCCGACATGAACTTTACGTGCCTTACAAGAGCGGTCGTCGGAAGACCCGAAAGCCGGTCGGCTACAAAGCTCTCGTTGATTGGGCAAAGGAAACCTACAAGTTCTCTTGTGAGCCGCTGCTTGAGGCCGACGATGTCATGGGCATCCTTGGCACCAACAAGAGCATAGAGACCATCGTCGTATCAGACGACAAGGACATGAAGACTGTCCCTTGCACACTCTACCGGCCCATGAGCGCTGAGATGCTCACGATCACTGAAGAGCAAGCCGACAGAAACTTCCTGCTGCAGACGCTGACCGGGGATATCACAGACGGTTACAAGGGCTGTCCTAATGTCGGCATCAAGACCGCCGAGAAGATCTTAGGACCACGCCCAAGCTGGGCTGCTGTTGTCGCTGCTTATCAAAAGGCAGGCATGACAGAGAACCAAGCGCTGACCCAAGCTAGATGCGCCAGAATACTGAGGCGCAGCAACTGGGATGCATCCAACAGAACCATAAAGCTCTGGGAGCCAGCATGAGATGCTCAAGGGAAGACATGCAGCCACCTTCGGTCAGAAGAAGTATGGACCGGAGTATTTCACTAAAGCTTTCTGGAA